CCCAATCTGAACCATATTTATCAATATCAAAACCAAACATTGAATTAACATCATTTCTTATTTGTCTTCCCGTATAACTTGGACTATGAGTCATTTTACCATCCATAAAGTTAATGTTTATTATATTCCTAATAATATCATTCTCACCTCTTTCATTTGGTTCACCGGCTAAACGAATTAACTTTGTTGTGAAAAAAACATCTCTAACCATAGGATACCTCTCAAGAATAAATTTTTCAAGTAAGTTATTGATTCTATTTTCTGTTATAATGTATTTCATCTTTATAAATATATGAGGGTTTTTAATTAATGAAGTATTTATCTAAATAACTTTAATACTATGGCAACAGCAAGACCATTTGCGTACAATACATCAGGAACAATTGCAGGAACAATACAAGTTGGTAACTTGGCGGTTGGATTTCCAACGTCAGGATTTACCAATAGTCCTCAATTTTGGAATGGACCTGACGAAGAGTTGGGATATGTTATTGCTCAAGCTGTTTCAGGTAATACTCAACCAACACCAATTGATGGGGTGTTTGCATCTGTTGGTTTTTTCAGAACTAATGGGTTAGATGAGAATGAATTTATTCAGTTAGCCAATACTGTTAGTAATTCGAATTATACAACGGCTTCAGAAGCCTCTTTAGGTTTAACTGCAAGCGGGTATTGGAATTCATATGTGCCACCACCGACTCAAACTCAAACACAAACTCCAACATTAACCCCAACACCATCAACAAGTCCAATACCTGTGACGGGTTATGGATTTAATTTAATTGTATTACCTTACAACTTCCCAGCTACAGGTAATACAATTATGAACCAAGGTGCAGTCCAAACAGGAACTACCAACCCTAATGAATTGACTATAAGTGGTAGAGGAATATACTTCAATTCTATTGATTCTAACGGTATAGATAGGGAAAGTTACTTCTCTCAATTTACTGGACAAAGTATTACTATTACAATGACTCAAACAGGAAGTACCGCGATTTACTCTGGTGATACAAATGCATTCAAATATTGGTCAGCAACTACAGGAACACCTCCAGGTGTTGCAGGTGATGGATTTGTGTTTGGTACTCAAGTAGGAGTTCCTCCTTCGAACACTCCGTCAGGAAACGCAGTTTTAATCCAATCAGCAACAACTAACTTTGTGACGGGTCAAACTGTATATATAAGTTATGTTGTTAATTGACACTAATCAAACTATTTAGATATTTATCTTTATACTTAATTTTTTAATATGGAAAATAACAATCAAAATCTTACAATTTGGCAGAGGTTATCAAAGACATTTGGACCAAACTCTCTGTTAGGACAAGATTTGCCCACATACTCATTAGACAAAAAAGAGTTATTAAAAACCACGAATAAACAAGAATACGAAAGAGAAAAATTACAAGCTCAACAATCTTTTTATTTATCGGGGCAATGGGCAAAAATTGAGAATAACTTATACACTCAAGCAATTTATTACGAGCCAACAAGATTGGCGGCATTCTATGATTACGAGTCAATGGAATTTACACCTGAAATATCAACAGCTTTAGATATATATGCTGAAGAATCAACAACGCCAAACCAAGATGGTTATATTTTACAGATCTATTCTGAATCAAAAAGAGTAAAAGGAATTTTAACGGATTTATTTAATAATGTTTTAGATATCAATACTAATTTACAGATGTGGACAAGAAATACCTGTAAATACGGTGATAATTTTGTGTATCTTAAGTTAGACCCTGAGAAAGGTATTGTTGGTTGTATGCAATTACCAAACATTGAGATTGAACGTTTAGAAAGAGGTATGGCGGCAAAAGCAATTAATGCCGAAGTAGACCCAAAACAAAAAGGACTAAGATTCCATTGGAAGGTAAAAGACATGGAATTTAATAGTTGGGAGGTCGCACACTTTAGATTATTAGGTGACGATAGAAAACTGCCTTACGGAACTTCCATGTTGGAGAAGGCAAGAAGAATTTGGAAACAATTATTATTATCAGAAGATGCGATGTTAATCTACAGAACTTCAAGAGCACCTGAAAGAAGGGTATTTAAAGTATTTGTTGGTAACATGGACGATAAAGATGTGGAAGCATATGTACAACGTGTGGCAAACAAATTTAAACGTGATCAAATTGTGGATAATAAAACAGGTAATGTTGATTTACGTTTCAATCAAATGGCGGTGGATCAAGATTACTTCGTACCTGTACGTGATGTTTCACAAACAATGCCAATTGAGACATTGGCAGGAGCCCAAAACTTATCTGAGATTGCAGATATTGAATACATCCAAAAGAAATTAGTTACGGCATTAAGAGTTCCAAAGGCATACTTAGGATTTGAGGAAGTTGTTGGTGATGGTAAGAACTTATCATTACAGGATATCCGTTTTGCAAGAACAATCAATAAAATTCAAAAGGCAATGATTGCCGAAATGAATAAAATTGCAATCATTCACCTATTCATTTTAGGATTTGAGGATGACTTACAAAACTTTACATTAGGATTAACAAACCCGTCGAAACAAGCGGATTTATTAATGATTGATGTGTGGAAAGAAAAAGTGTTATTATACAAAGATTTAGTTTCTGAAATCCCTAACACATTATCACCAACTTCGGCGACTTGGGCTAAGAAACATATTTTTGGTTTCTCTGATGAAGATATCAAATTGGATACTCAACAACAAAGATTAGAAAGAGCAGTTGCCGCTGAATTAGCTAATACTGCAACAGTTATCACTCATACAGGTATGTTTGATGTGGTTGATAAATTATACAAAACTAAATCAGGATCTACAGTAAATCCACCGGCAGGCGGGGAAGCATCTGCAGGTGGTGGAGGTGGAGGATCTTTCGGTGGAGGATCATTACCTGACTTCGGTGGAGGGGGAGAAAGTTCTCCTGAACCATCATTACCACCATTAGGTGGGGAAGAAGGTGGTGGAGCTCCTGAAGCACCTGCAGCACCGGGAGCACCACCTGAAGAAGAAGAAACATTACCTGAAGGAAAGAAAAACGATAATTTAAATATCTTATTAGAAAGTGATGATATTCATGGTGATAAGTACATTGATCTATCAAAAGGTAGAAATTCTTTAGGTTCAATCGAAAATGAATTGAGCAAATTATTAAGAGATTGATATTTATAATAAAAAAGATTATGAAATTCGGTAAATTAAAATCAAAAATAGAAAACAAATTAGTTGAATCATACAAAAATGGGACAATTAAGAACGATATGTCTAAATTTAACTCATTGGTGTTAAAGAATAAAAATGTATCTAAACTTTTCTACTTATATGATGAGTTAACATCAAATAGAGGTTTGAATGAATCAATCGCTAATGAATACATTAATCAAAGCATTACATTTTATGAGAATACGATTAATAAAATTAAACCTAGTGATTTAAAAGGTTTAAACTCTTGGTTAGAAGGAACTGAATATAACAATGAATATGATGTTGTTGATGATTTGTTCTCAACAGGTGTTACAAAATTAGAAGAAAAAATTACAAGTAAGAAAACAATTTTAGAAACAATAACAAAAACACCTAAAGAAAATAAAGATGTTGTGGCAATACCATTAAAAACTATGGTTGACATTGCAAACAAAACAATTAGTAATTACGTAAGTGATTTAACTGAATCAGATCAGAAAAAATTAAAATCAATTCTATCTTTAAATGAAGATGAATTAAAAGAAAAATACGATACTTTAAAAGAGAGTATAATCTCTAAATTAGAGAAAATTCAAGAAAGTGAGCAAGATAACGAAGTAGGTGAAAGAATCAATGAAACAATTACAAAAGTTAATTCTGAATCATTTGACAAATTGAATTACTTAAAGCTACAAGAATTAAATAATAATCTTTAATCGTTACTCTTAAGTTTTTGACGATATATAGCCTTATTAAGAATTTCTCTATTTTTAACAGACCTTTTAGTGAACTCCTTCCTATCATTTAGGTGGGAGTTTTGTCTTGTTTTAATTACCTTAGATTTCAATTCTTTAAGAGCTTTCTCAATACCCCCATGTTT